TCCCCCCCACGCTTTCCTCAGTGTGGAGGTACGAGGGGAGTGACCCTGGGACGGCTTGCTCAAGCCTCGTTCCGCCCCACTTAGCCCCTCCCGAGTACGGGTAGGCCCTCTGCAACCCGCGTTGTAATAGCCACCTGTTGGTGTCCCGGACGTGGCTAACCATTCCGGGGGGCTCGCAACCCGCAGCTGAACCCAAGGGCCGGCAGCCGCATTGACGCCTGGATCCTGCCCGCGCAGGACATCGAGGTCAAGGTCAAGATTCTGGATTCGTGTTGACGTTGATCGACAAGCTGTGCTAATACCGAGTGTCCGAGGAGGAGGCAAGCATGGTCGTATGGCTGGAGGTAGAAGATGACCGGCAAGAACGGGCAAGAGCGTCCCGTCTGATCGGTCACTTGGATCTGGACCTTCCCCCCAAGGCGGAGGAGTGGGCCAGGGAGTGCGACGAGATCGTCCCGATTGGCGTAGGACGCGCCAGGTACGTCGGAGATCTGTTCGAGGCTGGGTGGAAGCCTATCGTGCTCCGCCCGGGCAAGAGCGTGTGGAAGGCAGCTGACACGCTCCAGGCCCTGTCCGATTACTGGCTGCTGATCGAGACGAAGGAGAAGTCATGACCGAGGCAACACAGGAAGTGGAGCTGACCGAACTGGAAACCGAAAAGGAGCTGGCCCTTGCGAGGTTCAACCAACTGGCGAAGCTACGGATGCCGTTCCCACCGACGTGCGTGGACACCGTCCCCAAGCCCACGCGCAAGGACGGGATCAAGGGCAAGTGCAACGACTGCGGAAGGTGGCACCGGCTGCCCGCAATCCACCTGTCCTACGTCGGCCACGCCTACGTCACGGAGAGGCTTCTGGAGGTGGATCCGTTCTGGAACTGGGAGCCCTGCGCCGAGGTAGACGGGCGTCCCCGGTTCGAGTTCGACAGCAACGGGAACCTGCGTGGGCTCTGGATCAAGCTGACCATCTGCGGCGTGACCCGTCGTGGGTTCGGCTCGATCGAGGCTGGGGTGTTCGACCCGGAGAAGCAGCTGATCGGAGATGCAATCAGGAACGCAGCCATGCGCTTCGGTGTTGCCCTGGAGATGTGGACCAAGTCCGGGGAGGACGACGCCACCCAGAACTCCAAGGGGCGTGTCAGTGGTGAAGCGGCCGAGGACGTGAAGCCGGCCAGCTCCACGTTCCCACTGAACCCCAAGACCAAGGGCGACAGGGTGATCAATGGCATCCCGATCACGGTCGCTGCCAGCTGGAACGACATCGAGCACGAGAAGCTCGGCGGCAAGGGCAAGTACCAGCACCTGACCTGGGGTGAACTGATCGACCCGCAGGCCAGCGACGACCGGGTGTCCTACCTCACGAACTTCCTCCAGGCCAAGGCCCAGGAGAACTGGGACAAGCTGGGGGTCAACGACAAGGCGCTGGGCAAGAGCATCCTGCCCGTGTACCAGAACGTCCTGATCGCTCTCCAGGAGTACCAGGAGAGGATGGAAGCCTCGCCCACGGTGGATCTGTGAGGCCGCTTCGATGCCTGTTCGGATTCCACCACTGGATCCACCCCTACAACGTGGTGCTGAGGCGTGAGGGCTGGGACGATATCGAATGGAAGCCCTGGCGGTGCGAGCGGTGCGGCAAGCCGATGGATGAAGTCGATGGCTGAAGAAGATCCCTGGCCCGTCGAGAAGCGCCCAGATGGGGCATGCCCCCATCACTGGCGCGACGGGAGGCCGTATGCCATGGACGAACGCACCCGCAGGTGGCGGGCGACGTGGCGGAGGAACCGCAAGAAGAAGGGGATCTGCACCGAGTGTCGAAGGAAGGTTGTCCCGCACTACACGCAGTGCCTTTGGCACCTTGAAAAGAGGCGCGCAAAGCAGGGGACTACCGCGTGGATCCCGGGCGGGAAGGGCCGTCCTCCGACCGGGATCCAGGCCACCATCGACAAGGCTAAGAAGCAGAACAAGAAGGCCCTGTCCAATAGACTGCTGCGGATCGCCGCAGAGGAAGGACTCGGCAAGGCCGACGCGCCCGCCTTCCTGAGGTACTACCGTAAAAAGCTGAAGGCAAGCCGAGGCAAGGGCAAGCTGTCAGAGCTGATGCAAAACCCTAGCTATGAAGACCTTATGGCTCTAGCTGGTGAGTCGATAAAAGTGCTGGATGAGATTGTGCAAGACCCTGCAATACTGTATAGCAATACCCAGGAGGTAAGGCATGAAACTGTGGGAGCTGACGAAGGAGTACCAGGACCTGCTGTCGAAGATGGAGGAGATCCCTGGTAGCGACCCATTCGCTGAGGTCCAGCCAGAGGAGGATGGAGTCCTGAAGGCCATCGAGGACACACTGGCTGGGCTCCAAGGCGAGATCGGCGAGAAGGTGGACGGGTGCGTGGCCGTGATGCGGACGCTGGAGCACGAGGCCGAGGCAATCAGGACGGAGGAGGTGCGCATGGCCATCCGGCGCAGGCACCTCGAAGCCAAGGCCAAGCGACTGAAGGACTACGTGAAGGACTCGATGGTCCAGGGCGCGGTCAGCACGGTTGAGTCATCCCTGTTCAGGGTGACGCTGTACGACGCACCCCCGTCACTGGTGGTGGACGACGAGAAGCTGGTGCCGCCCGGCTACTTCATCATGCGTCCTGATCTGCAAACTGCGGCGGTCAAGCTGGCGTTGAAGGGTGGGCTGGAGGTTCCGGGTGCCCACCTGGAACGCGGCAAGAAGGCCCTGCGGATCTCCTAGGCGTGGCCCTATCCGACACAGCCCGTGCCCGCATCCTGATCGCAGCGATCAAGGAAGCGATGGCCAAGCGACACATGGAGAAGTACCTCGTGGACTTGGTAGTGGCGCGGCTGCGGGCGTGCCGGAAGATCGGGGCGAAGGAGGCTACATCCCGGGTGCTCGACGCCGTTCGAGTGATGCCGAACGTAACACACCAGTCCCCTCGGGACTGGAAGCTGGCGATCTACGATGCCGTTGTTACGGCCGGAGCAAAATATGACAAGGACGATGAAGCCGAAGCCTAGCCCCATTGTCGATGCCGAGACGTTCGTTCGTGCTTGGCAGACAGCAGAGAACATCGAGCAGGTGTGCCACGACACTGGCCTCCAACGCTCGACTGTGTGTGTCCGTGCATCACGGATGCGAAGCAAGGGCGTCCCGCTGAAGAACATGTACAGCGGGCGCAGCACACTCGACATCCCCTCGCTGGCAGATCTGGCGCGGGGACTGGTAAGGAAGCATGCAGACGAGGAAGTGATCCAGCGCGAACGCGCGCTAAGACTCAAGGAAGAAGAAGGAGAACTGACAGATGAAAATTGATCAAGCGAAGCTGAACGTCACGAAGGATGGAGCACTGGCCGTGCTGGAAGAGTACGAATCGGTGCCGGTCGACGAGCGCACCGCCCACGACAAGTCCATGCTGGCCATGGCGCGGGCCGTGAAGGACGACAAGAAGGTCATCGACCTAGTCCAAGTGATCCGCGCAGGTGGGGCGGACAGGGGCGGTCGTCCGCGCCTGGCTGTGTGCCTGGCCAACCAGCGCGTATGCACCTACGACCGCGGTCTCTTCTCTGGAGGGGACGGTACGAATCAAAACGTGTGGCACCTACGCGAGCAGGCCGAGCAGTTCCGGACTGTGTTCTCTGGGCGCGGCACCTCGATTGTCCCGATCGTTCCGCCCCGCGCACGCAAGGGCAAGATCACTGAATGCCTGACCCTCTTCGAGGCGGACTGGCAGGATGTCCCGGCTGACCCGGCGCTGCTGAAGCCCATCGGTGGGGTGTACTACGAGGTACTCTCCGAGTGGGACCTGACCGAGCTGGAGCGGGCAATGCTCTCCGAGTTCTCGACGACGGTCAGGCGAGAGCAGGTCGAGTCGCCTGAAGAGCGGGTGCGTCGGCAGTACAGTGAGATGGTTGCGCAGACCGGCGCTGTCACCTTCGGCGGCATTAGCGGCACCACGTTCTCCGTCACCGATAACACACTCCTGAACAGCAGCATCCCGACCTTCGGGTCCAGTTCGACCTACACCAGCCTTCAAGGTCAGACGCCCGCCAGCCCCAGCGGATTCATTCGAAAGATAATCGGCCGATGAAAGTCAACCTCGCATCGGGAGCGAGCATCAGCATCCCCATCCCCAGCATCTTCTCTCGCTCGTGGATAACGGGCTGGAGCAGGCCAAGCCTGGGCGTGTGGTGGGCTGTGCGGAGACTCTCTGGTTCGATCGTCGAGATCGAGGTCGAGTGCTCCAATGCCGCCATCGTTCCTGGTCAGCCTGGATTCACGGCCGGGCAGATGACGGAGGTGGTCACGACCAGTCCAGATCGGGGATGGCAGTTGGCGCAGGACTGCGTACGGGACTGGCCGAGTCAGTGGTACCCACAGCGCGCGGCGTTCAGGCGCTACGCCATGTACCCGACGAACCGCCCAGACCTGGCGGCGCAGGCCCTGGCTGTAGCGTCAGGCATCGTCAGTCCAAGCTGGCCCATCCATAGAGACGTGTTCGGGCCTGCGAACCTGCCCCTGCCCACGCTGTCTCCGATGCAACTGTCGGCCAACAGACAGCTGGCTCGTACCAGTCTGACGCTGGCGCGGAACGGACTGGAGTCTGGGCTCCCGTTCCACACCAACGAGGACACGGAGGACGGATCGGTAGGCCCTGTGTTCTACGCCGGCTGGCGTCCATGGGGTCCGACCAACAGGGCCGCACCTGCGGGCTCAGGCGTTCACTTCTCCTCAGGCTGGCAGCAGAGCGTGGAGTGGATGAACATGGCCTTGCTCGCAGCGGAGTGCTGCCACGAGAGGGCCTGGCACGCCTACCACGTCACGACCGGAGAGGTCATCACCTGCGACCACTACGGTGATCCCAGCCCTGACTACTCTCCAGGAACGGGGGATCCGAATAACGGCTGGCTGCCGGAGTTCCGGGACAAGGCAGTCGGCGATCCGCTGCCCTTGCCGTTCGACGCGGCCCACTCCATCCGTGGGTTCCGGCACCTGATCGCTCTGTCCGAGATGATGGACTCGCCCATGGTCAGGCGGGCCATCGCTGGCCGAGCGGCGCAGGCGAGACTCGAATACTCCGAGAAGGGCAAGTGGCCCGTCGGTGGGTACACGCCGACGAATCTGCGCAACACCCTGGCCTGGGCCATGGTCAACCCCGAGCAGGGAGTCTTTGGCTATCAGCTCGGACGCATCACTGGCTGGCCCATGTGGATCATGGCGCAGCACCTGAAGGTGAACGGCGGCAGCGAGGGCGACAAGGACTGGGCGGAGGACATGCTCCTGCTCGCCAACACGGCCAAGATGCCGACCGGCATTACACAGCGCGTCAGTCATCCCGACCCGTCTCCAGGCACTGACGTGTGGTACAACGCCACCTATGACATGGCGCAGTCCTTCGAGGCGTCCATCTTCTGGCACGGGGCGACGGCCCTTGAAACACAGCTCGGACAGCCTCCTCCTGCGGGATTGTTCCAGGCCGCAGCCTCCCTCTTCAGCGCCCCTCTCCGACCGTACTACTCCGGAGAATACGGACCGCCGCACTTCATCTACGTTGCCGACCGAGGCGGAAGTCCGCTCCGCACTATCACTGATGGGCAGGGCGATCCGGCAGCTCCGGGAGATGCGACGCACATGGAGGCGCTCGCTGCCCTGATGATCTCGAAGGAGCCAGCAGGACGATGGGTGACAGACTCGACGCAGGTCGGGGCAAGGTTCAATTCATGGCCGGAGAAGGAATCGAACCTGGCGTCCCGCATCGACCTGAACAACACGGCGTCCCTGCTCGCCCAGTATCAAAGGCTCTAAGGGCGCGAGCTGCGCCAGCTGCTGTTGGAACGTACCGGAGCAAGGCCGAGCTTCGGTACGCCCAACGACTTGCCCTGATTGCGCGGGCTGGTCAGATAAGCGCACACCTGTACGAGCCGATGGCGTTCTCTCTGGGAGATGACACGCGCTACACCCCGGACTTCATGGTGATCAAGAACGACGGGACGATCGAGTTCCACGAGGTCAAGGGGTTCATGCGGCCGGCTGCCCGGGTGAAGATCAAGGTCGCGGCTAGGATGTTCCCGTGGTTCAGGTGGTACATCTGCTGGGCATCGGGCAAGGAGCACTTCGAGATTGAAGAGGTCTCGGCTTAGGCGGATCGGAGCAAGGAAGAAACGTGACCTCCCGAAGATCAAGGCTTTTCGTGATGCTGTTCTTGCTCGCGCTGGTGGTCGCTGCGAGCTATGTGGCTGCAAGACTCCTGATCTTGACCCGCATCACATCATCTTCCAGTCGAGAGCCCCCGGCTGGGACGGGCTCCACCTGCTGTCGAATGGGCTAGGCGTGTGCCGGTACTGCCACAATGGAATACACGAAGGGAGAATAGACCTTGGCGAAATCCTGTCTGCACAAGAAGTTCGGTGGCATCGTTCTGTTCACCCTGACAGGTGACCGGCTGGACTGGTGCCGTAACTGCGGCACGCTGCGCGCGCACAACACAACCGCCGAGGAGCTAGCCGAGTCTATGTTCGGCGAACCGAGCGAGGTGATCCAGTGCGAGATCAAGCCTCAGCTGATGATGCACTCGCAGCACATCAGGGATGTTATCGCGCGCGAGTCGAGGGCTGCCGCGCTGACTGAGTCATCTCGCGCATCGCCCGCTGAAGCTCCGTCATCGCCGCCTCCAGCTCCTTCTTCTCACTAGCACTGGTCGTCTGCTGCCACGCCTTGCGCAGTTCGGAGTATCCCTCCCGCAGTTTCATGGCATCGTTGCGCATCGAGGCCAGAGCGCCAGTCTCCCCGCCCGCCATCTGCTCTAGCTCCTGCTCTGAACCAGTCCCTTCACCGAGCTTCTCCTCGCCGCGCTTCATCCTCTGACTCGCCTCGTCCGTGGCGTTGACCTCTTCCTGGAACCGCTGTCCACGCCCAGCCGGGTTGGGCTGGCTGATGAAGTAGCTCGCACCAGGGAACTGCGCCGCCCGCACTTCGTTCCCTGTCAGGAGATCGGACATGCCGTTGACGAACTTGAAGGCGTTACGCGCTGTCCCGCCAACCATGAACGTGGCGACGTGCTCTAGCCACTCGGGGCTCAGGTCGATCGGGCCGGGGTTGGTCTCCGTGCCGCCGATCATGGCGAGCTGCTTCGCTACCGCCGCCCACTGAGGACTGACCGTGGTGAACGCGCGCTCGTAGTTTGGCTTGGCTAGTTCCCAGGGCTGACGGGGCGGAGCGATCTGCCGGCCAAAGGCGTCGGAGTTCTCGGCGATCTCCGTCAGCGGGCGGAAGGCCGTGGGCGTCATCTCGGTAGCGATCGTGTGCGCGCCGATCGGGTTCATGTTCTCCAGACTTTCGAGCGCCACCTTCTGCGCGAAGTCGGATGGCTTGATGCTTCCGCTGTACAAGTGCTCGGCCAGGACACCCGTGTAGAACGGGAGGTTCCAGCCCCACGCCAGGGGGAAGCCGTAGAACTTTCCTTCACCGGCTGCGATCCGGAAATGGCGGGCCTTCTCCCAGTCCCCGAGCGAATCCCAGGCGTTGGTTCCGTCCTCGTCCTGGCCCCCGTTGTACCGGTTGTACAGGGACTCCATGAACCCGGCCGCCGCCATGCCGGAAGCCAGGGCGATGCCCCTCTTGGTGCCCACCGCCCGGGCGAAGCGGGACAACCCGGCAAGATTGGCCGCCCCGAAAGCGTAGGCCGCGCCGAGCGCAGGAGCAATCGTGCCTCGACGGTTGAAGTTGACAGTGATCCCCTTCGAAACGGCAGCAGCCGCATCGTCCGACATGCCGCGCGCCTTCGCAGCCTTCCACGCGGAGTAGCGAGTTGCCTGTTCGACGGCTCCGTTGAAGTTCTCGAAGCTCTGGACAACGTCCGACATCACCTTCTTGATGTGGGCCGGCTTGTCCGAGTCTGCGTACCTCTGGAATTCCTTGCCCAGGCGCTGCTTCTGGTTCTCGTAGCTCATCAGCTCGACCATGCCGGTCGTGCCGCCCGCAGCCTGGAACTTCCGGAAGTCGGCCGTATCATCCGACGGAGCCTTCTCGAAGGCGGCCTTCATCGCCGTCTTCATGGAGTCGAAGACGTTGCTGGGCTTCACCACCTCCTTGGCGAATCCAGCATTCAGGTCAACTGTCCCGAACGCAGCAGCAGCGCCGAGGTCTCTCGGCAGGTTGCCACCAGAGAAGATCACGTTCCACGCGGTGGCCATGTTCGTGACCATGCGGGTCATCGGCCGCATCCACCCGAGCCACTTCGGAGCGTTCTGGACGTTCAGGCGAGTTAGCGCCTTGGCCAGCTTGAACCCGTCCTTCCCGTACAGGCCGACCCACTTCTTCTCTCCGTTCTCGATGAAGCGGAAGACGCGGTTAGTCTCCACCAGCGACTTGGGAATATCGGCGAAACCGTCGTAGACCTGCCACTTCGAGCTGTCCTGATTCTCGCGGACGAAGTCCCCGAAGGACCGGCCGACTCTGTTCTTCTCCGACACCGCCGCGCGCTGCATGGCCTGGCTGAATGCGGCGACAAGCGGGCTGTACGGCCTGGACGTACGTCCCTGCACGCGCTCGCTGATCTGGGTCGTCGCCTGGTACCCATCACCGTACGGCGTGTACTGAACGTCCGGCTCCCAGATGGACAGGTGCGGAACGTAGTGCGGGCCGAAGGCTTTGCGCCACCCGTCAGCCTCGCCCTTGCTCAGGTTCCCCTCCTGCACCAGCCAGTTCAGACCCTCGTCGGTCATCTGCCACACGAGGTTGCCAGCCTTGTCGTAGGCCTGCTGCTCCTTAGGGGTCAGGCTGGAGATCTCCGACTTGTACCGCGCGGCATCGGCAGGGGAGATTCCTGATCCTTTCTCCTGCTTCACAGCCCCGGGTTCTTCGGCGAGTTTCCCAGTCTCCAGGGCGGACTTCCCGCGCTCGGAAAGCTCCTGTTCGACCTCTTGGCCACGCTCCTTCTCACCACCGGACCGTGACTTGACGACCGCGCTGTACTCGGGGTCCGACTTCATCAGCAGGTAGGAGTCGAAGCTAGGTTTCCCGGGCTTGTCGTAGAACGGGTCGATGTCTCCGTCGGCCAGGGCGCTCATCACACCCTTCTGGTAGTAGTTCCTGATCCGCTGGCTCTGCTTGTAGCCAACTCGACCCCAGTAGGCGGTCTCCTTCAGGGATACGTCGCCAGACTCACCCTTGACCTTGCCCTTGATCGCACGTCGGACCGCTTCGAAGTCGTCGAAGAATGTCTCGTTAGCCGAGCGAAGCAGCCTGGCCATGGCGCTGACGTGCTCTGACGAGTCTCCTAGCGCCGGATCATCGCCCTCCTTGTAGGGAGTGAAGGCCGCGAAGAGCGGGTCCTGGTCCTTGCGCTTGCGCCCAGGCCTGTTGACCGCCTCGTCCTTGTCGAAACCGAACTGGACCCCACGCTCCCTGTTCTCCGCGATCTGCTCCATCGCAATCCGGATCTGCTTGGGAGTGATCTTCTTGACCCCGGACTTCTCGGCCATGGTCTCCATGATGGCCCTGGCTGTCGGGTCGATCTTCCCGGCCTCGACATCCCGCATCACCGCTCGGTACGCCAGCATCGTCCCGCGCACGACCTTGTTGTTCAGCCCTGCATCCACGAGCTTCGAGACTGACTTGAAGTTCTCGTCCGTCGGATCGAGCGTGACCTGGAGCTTGGCCGGGCCGGGCTCGACAGCCTTCTCACCAGCCTCAGCCGTGTATCCACGGATCGCCTTCCTGATCTGCGTCGGTGTCGGGCGGAAGCCGATGTCGTCCTTGATGTCGCCGATCAGAGCCTCGCGGACGGCCGGCTTCATCCCACCAGAGGCCACCTGGAACAGCCGGTCCTTGCCCTCGTCCGTCTGGACGTAGTGTCCGAGCGCCGTCGCCTTGCCTTCGTCGTCCAGTTCGTTGTTCTCGGCCAGACCCTTCAGGGCCTCCAGGGCGCTCTGAGCTGAGGCCTGACGATCAGCCTCCCCTTCGGCCTCTGTCTCTTCGTCCAGCGGCTCCTCGCGCGCCTTACGCGCCGGGGGTTCCTCTTCCTCCATGACGTTCGGAGCGGCACTAGCCTTCGTCTCCGGAAGTTCAGCAGCCTGCTCGGGCGGGGCTTTGGGTTCGACCGGGGCCTCCGCCGCCGGCTCCTTGCCCTGAGCCTTCAGCTCGTCCGCAGCCTGAGCCTGGAGCCCAGCCTCGAAGCCGACGGGCTTCTTCTTGCCCATTGCCTCACGGGCCTTGGCTTGCTTCTCCTTCAGGATCTCGGCGATCTGCGGTTCGAGGTACTTCAGGTCCGAGCCCTTGGGCATCGGGAGCTGCTCCGCCTCCTCCGTCGGAACGCCCTCGACTGCCGGCTCGCCCGGGTTCTTGTGCGCCCCGATCATCCCCCACTTCTGACCAGGGGTCGGAGGGGCGAAGTTCGGCGGCTCTAGCGTCGGAGGTTTGCCGGTGGGCTCGACCTCATCTGGAACCTGTGACGCAGCACCCTGCTCCTTGCGGGCCGTGTCCTCCGCGCGCGCGCGCACATGCTGGTCCAATTCCTGGACTGATGCGTCGAAAGTGGAGAGGCCGGGCTTGGAACTGTACTTCTGCCCTATCAGGCCGTTCAGCTTGTTTGTTATCTCGACCGCGACGCCGTGCGCCTCCCTCGGGTTCAGATCACCACGACCACCAGTTAGCACCTGGATGTCCTTCAGCACCTGAAGCTGACGGTCCTGCATCGAGGGGAGGTCGGCCCCAGAGAGCTTGTTCACCCCCTTGATCACCGTGTCCAGGAAGTTGGCGAAGCTCAGTTTGCTCGGACCGGTAAGGGCTTTTCGTACGTAGTCCGGATCGGTGCCTAGTGTGTAAAGCATCCCGCTCACGTCCTGAGAGACCTGAGAGAATGTCTCTGCCCGAACTAGACCGGGATCCTTGAGCCACGCCGCATCCTGATCGGGCTCGGCGTCGATCCTCCGCTTCATCGCATCGTCGAAGAGCTTCGGATACTTGGTCTGCAACTCACCGAAGAACTCTTTGAATGCGTCGGGGTTCGAGAACGCCAGCAGGTGCCCTTGTTCGTGCGCCGCGTAGCTGAAGAGCTTTGCAGGATCTGACGCCTGCGCGTCGAGCACCACAGTCCCAGACGGCGGATCGAACATCGCCGGCCGCGACAGCGCCTCTCCGGGGTGAGAGACCACCACGAGTCTTCCGCCCCGCGCCACGACGGCCTTCGAGATCGCCTGCTCCGCCTTGGTTGTCGGAGGAACGACCATCATCCGGTTGATACGGTCCCTGTCCTGATCGGACGTAGCGTCGGACAGGAGCGACGACTTGAAGCTGTCGACGACCCCCTTCGCCTGATCGTCCACGGACTCCCACGGGATCGCGCCCTGAACCCGCTGCTCGTGCGGGATCTTGGGCTCCATCAGGTCGGACTTGATCTGCTCTGGAGTCCCGCCGCTCAGCTGGAGGATGCGCTGCCCGAACTCCGTGGAATGAACAAACCCACGTCCAGCTCCGCCGACAGTGCTCATGCCGGCGAACGCCTTCATGGCGTCGACCAGGACGGGCTTCTCCTTGTCCGTCAGCGTGTTCCAGACCGCATCGGCCGCAGCTGTCTGCGCAGCCCCAGCAGTTCCAGCGATGGCTCCGTGGACCAGGATGTCGGAGACCAGGCCCCTGGTCTTGTTGTCGATTCCAGCCAGGACCGGAAAGTCAATCCCGTACGTCGCGCCAATCCCACCGCCGAGGAAGTAGGCCTTCAGCGCCTTGCTCTTGTCTCCGGTCTCCCGAAGGACAGAGTCGTACATCTCCTCCGACTGACTGCCGGCTCCAAGCGCAGCAGAAGCCAGCGAACCAGCCACGCGCGCGCCCGTGACTCCAAGCCCAGCTTCAGTCGCCAGCTTTCCTGCGAATCCACCTGGCAGAGCAAACGCTCCGATTGTGCCGAGAGCGGATCCAGCTAGCCCAGTAACCTCCCGACCGATGGGTGCGTTAGCGCGTACATCAGCAGATGGAGGAGCGACTGACCTAGTTCCAATCTCAGCATTCCTCGCCATGTCAGCGAGGCCAGGAGCGACCGGGCGAATGATGTTCTCTGCCAGATTAGCGAATGGAGAAATGAAACTAGACGCAGCATTCGAGAGTGTGTCTTTGATGTACCCGCCGACGGTCGGCTCCCCGGGCACGACCTGCTTGATGTATTCATCCATCGGCATGATGTGAGGGGTGCCACCCTTCATCGGCCGACCGACGCGCAGGGGGAGTCCACGCCCCTGCGGCTTGAAGTTCAGCAGCTCCAGATCGGGGCCACTAACGTCCTCGCCAGCGGCCTCCATCCCGGGCCGCATCCCGACGTACTCCAGCAGCTCCTTGTCGACCTGGACGGGCTGGCTCAGGTCCAGGTTCCGGCTCTTGAAGTAGCTGAGGATGTCTTCGGCTGTAGGGTTGCCGATGCCCTGATTGGCCATCTACTTCTTCCCGCTCATCATCAGCTCCTGAAGAGCTGAATTGTAGCTGTCGGCCTTGTTCTGTTCCGGATCCACCAACGGGAAGCCTACCTGCTGTTGGCCACCGACGTTCATGACCTGGCCCATCCCCTGAAGACTGCCCTGAACTTCCTGGTTCGCTGCCGCGCGCAGCTCGTCGTCAGACATGGGCGTGTACTTCGAGAGGATCCGCTGGCCGGGAGACGCGCGCATCTTGTCGTCGAAAGCCTTTAGCCGCTTGTACGCGGATTCGATCTGCGCCTGGATGATCCTGGGAGTGACGCCGGTATTCGCTCCTCCAACTCCACGGCTCTTGTCGTACTCGGCCTGGGCATCTCGCCACCGAGCCTCGCTCTCCAGGTACCTGTTTCTCCAGGTGCTGGACTCCGCCTCAGCCCCGGCCTTGCGGTTGAAGACCCCGCGCCAGTAGTTCTCTGACCCAGCCTGGACGGGCTTCTTTCCATCCGGAGTGTCGATCTCCACCTGGTTTTGCAGGCTCAGGTTCATGATCCGCTGCCCCTCTTCCGGAGGCATCGTCCCCGCATTCACGGACTCCGACGCAGCCTGCGCCGCTCGCATCGCAGCCGGGTGAATTCCGGGGTTCTCCATCATCTGCTGCTTGATGTGTGACGCAGCGATGAACGCAGTCTCTCCCTTGGCGTTCTCGTTTGTGAACCAGTTGGTCAGGAACGTCCCGCGCTGGCGGATGCTGTCGAGGTCGACCGACTTGTTGTTCAAATCGTTGGCCTGCTGCGTCAGCATGTTGTGAATCCACTCGGGCGGCTGAACCTCAGCTCCGCCCTTCCGGATCTTGTACGGGCCGGTCGGATCGCTGAGCATCCGATTGAAGTGGTCGGCCTCGTCTCGCCTCTGAGCCATCGACTCGGACTCGGTCGCCTCCTTCTGCGCCGAATGGAAGATGTCGTTCAGCGCCTGCGGCGGGAGATACTTCATCCCGGGGTGCTGCGCGATCATGCCGATGATGCTGGACCTGTACTGCGTGCGCAGATCTGCGTCAGAAGCAGCGGGCTGCTCAGGCCCGTACACGTTCGACGGGCCGTACGCCCCTCCACGGTGGTCGAGAACGAACTGATCCGAGGAATGTTCGTCGCCGAGCAGGGCGATCTTCTCCATGGCGCTGCTGAACGCCGCCTGCCCCTGCTGCGCCTCGGAGTACTGCTGCTTGCCGAACGCGAACTCCTGCTGCTTCAGCCCCAGTTCCTGAGCGGCACGCTGCCCCGCCTCCTTCTGGAGGTCAATCAGTCTGTCCTGCTGCGCGAGCTGGTGGCCCTGGACGTATCCAGTTGCCAACCCCTGAGCCAGGCCAGTCAGTCCGGTCAGGAGGGGGTTCTGATTACCCTGGAGTGCGCCAGCGGAGACGTTGACCACTAGTGTCTAGCTCCCATCGCAAGCCCAGCGATGTTCCCGCCTGCGCTGAGGAGCTGCATCATTCGGTCAGCCAGCGTCGGAGCATTGCTCACGCTCTCGTATGCCATGCCCAGGGGGTTCATCTGTTGCTGCCCGTAGCCCTGCTCCAGACTGGAGAGCCCCTGCCAGGCTCCGCCCATCGCCTGGCCACGGGCAGCTTCGAGGTTCGCCTTGGCGGAGGCGACCGAACTGTTGATCGACGCCAGCGTCCGCTGGGTCTGTCCCATAGCTGATGTGCTGGCCTGGGATGCAGCTGTCGTGTTCCCCAGACCCCTGGAAGCCATGGACTGGGCAACCTGCCCCTGCGCCTGCGCGCCCGCAGACTGGGCCATCAGCGTATTGGCAGACCCAACGCGACCGACGTTCTCGATCGCCTTGTTGTAGCCGGACGACAGCTCGTCCAGTCCGTGGAGCTGGTAGCCGGTCGACTTGGTGTGAGCCAGGGCGAGCTTCTGCTCCATCTCCTGGAGCAACGCCTTCAGGTTAGCGCCCTTTCCCTGATCGCCACCGAGCATGCCAAGCATGCCCAGGCCACCAAAGCCGCCGCCAACGCCCTTGATCAGTCCACCAAGTCCACCCATGGCTAACTCCTACGCAACGGTGATACAGCTGCCGTTGTCGCTCAGGACCTCGACGAACGAACTGATTCTGTGGTTGGTCGCCGTCCCGGCAGAGCGGGCGCACTTGACGTTGATGGCGATGGTCTGGGTGGCACCAATACCACCAGAGGCCGCACCAAGCGAAGCCGTGACTGTGGCGTTGGCGGTCAGGCCGTTCTGCGTGGCAGTTCCGACCGCAGCGCCGATCGTCGCCCCGGTCGCAGCGCCAGCGATCCGGGCAATGGCGATGTAGTACTCCTTCGTGGAGGTCGAGTCGCCGTCACCAAGGGTGCCGCAGGTGTACAGCCGTATGGCCCCACCGCATGTGGAGTTGACAACGGTGATCGTGAACACAGCCTGGTCTGTGTTGTCGGCCACCGGGAAGAAGTTGATGTACGCCTTCTGGTATTGACCAGTCAGCTTGGCGTCGACCCCGCTGTTCAGAACCGTGATCGCAGCCGTGTTGGCGACGACCGTTGTATTGGTGGTTCCGACCTGAGAGTCGGTGTAGACCTGAGCTTGCTGTACTGCGCCGTGCGATGCCATGGGTTATTTCCCGGAAGAGAGTTTGTCTTTGATGTTTTTGAGGAAGCCTAGAACGTGGAACTTGTGCTGCCCACCGAGCAGGAGATTCAATGCCAGCCACCCAAGTCCAATCAGGAATAGGTAGCCAAAAAGCTGGTGGATCAGATCGGAGATGAATGATCCAGGAGTCGGAGTTGGTGCTGGACACCCACCGAACCAGCCATTCGTCGCACCCCAGAGCGTCACTCCGAGAGTGACCGCACCGAGCACGAGCCCGGGAACTCCACCGACAAGTAGGCCACCGCCAACAGCAGCAGCGGTACCCGCTGACACGCCGATACCCGGGCCGAGCGGAGGAGATTCGTGGTGCGATCCACCGGACACACAGGCGGCGAGGATCAGGACGAGTAGAACGAAGAGTTTATTCTTCATCGGGATACCTTGCCTTGCCTCCATTTGATAGCTCAGGAACGGACGACAATGGGTTTTGCCTGGCAAAGCGGAGAGCCCACGCCTCCATCTGCGAGTATGTCCACGTCTCGCCGTGCTGGGATTCGATTGAAGCCAGCCGGTTGTCGATCTTCTGGAGCCGACCGTTCAGCCAGAGTATGCCAACCGTGAATGAGCCCATAAGGCTGAGAGCAATTCCGATTGGCACTAGGGTCTGATCCGTGATCACTGACTGAAGGATAGTCAGAAGCATGACTAGCCCGCACAGCCAATTTCGCCCTCAGCCTCGAAGGTCAGTGCGGTGGTCGTATTGGACCCACCGACCAGGAAGTCGGCCGAGTCGAAGCGCCACTCCCCGTACCGCTCGGCATAGGAGTTGGCAGCCACTGAGAACGCATTCCACTGGAACTCGGTGCCGGCAGCGTTTCCGCCAGTCGCACCCTTCCAGAGGGACACGGTCACAGCGCCCGCCGTTTTGTTCGTGACGGTGATGTGGCGCAGGATGATGTACCGGTTCATGTCGGTGTATCCGACCGGAGGAGTAGCCATCGCTCCAGTGCCGACGTTCAGGATGTTGGTCGTGAGAGTGGTAGTCAGGGCCACGGGGCCAATGTTTAGTCTGCGGTTCTGCATGGATGTGTCTTTCTGATCAGGTGAACTCGAATACTATAATAGCGCCATCGGACCCTGGACCACCCGCGCGCGCTGTGGTGCCCGTACAGACCCCTCCAGATCCGCCCCCACCGATCAGTCCGGTGGCGGAGGACGGAAGTCCAGCGGCTTCGGCGATGCGCGCCCCACCGCCTTGCCCCCAGACGCTCGCCCCGCCCTGACCGCTGATGGCCAACGTGATGGACAGCGTGTATCCGGGAAAGCCGGCAGCTCCCATTCCGTTGATGTCTCCGCCTGTCGAAAGGACGGCGCTTCCGCCCGTTACGGCCTGGATTGACGCACTTGCAGGACACCCGGCTCCGCCGTTACCGCGCCCAGCCGTGAGCAGCGAGGTTCCGAAAGTGCTGGCCGTTCCGTTGCTTCCAGCGTTGTTACCAGCAGTCCCACCCGCCCCTCCGGCACCAACCGTGTACGCATAGGTGGCCGACGGGGAGGTGATGTACTTCTCCAGGTAGCTCCCTGCTCCACCACCGCCACCAGCGGCCGACTGGGAGGCGGCCTGCGCCGCTCCACCACCACCACCACCACCGCCGCACATCCGCACCCAGATCGCCGAGATGTTCGCTGGCGTCGTGTATGTCCCGCTGGAAGAGCCGGTGAAAACCTGAATCGACATCAGTCTGCCGGTGGGCTTTCCAGCAGCCAGGCCAAGAACCAGGGCGCTCAGGGACAGGTCGGAAGAGACGGTGACCGCCTCCATGACCCCAGTTGCAGCCGTTGTGCGCCCAACGAGAGTTCCAGTTGCGATCGACGTGGTGAGTTTTGTTCCGCCAGACGTGGACGTAGCGAGCGGAGCCGTGACCGTCAGGACTTCGCAGTTCCCCGTAATAGCAGTTGCGCGACCGACAACAGAACCTGTCTGGATCTGCTGAAACTTGGCAAAACTGACTGCTGACGCGCCGATCGTTAGAGCCAGACTCGGAGATCCTGAGGCGGAGGTGCCAGTAACATCTCCGGTTACCGTTAGGCCAGGGTCGGCCCCCATCCACGGCGGTGAATCATCGAGCTGATCGTCCCCCGCGAAGATGACCGATGGACCGACCGGACCGGCAGCTCCGGTGCTCCCAGTTGATCCTGTTGTACCGGCCGGACCGACAGGACCAGGTGGACCGCGCGGCCCCTCCTCGCCCTCCTCGGCGGGAAGAAACACAGCCGGACCAACAGCGCCAGCGGCCCCAGTTGATCCAGCTGAACCCGTAGAGCCTTGAAGGCCCTGCGGCCCCGGAGGACCTGGAGGGCCGTCTTCACCAACCTCAGCCTGCATGAACACCGCAGGCCCAGCAGGACCAGCGGCACCGGTAGATCCGGTAGATCCGGTAGATCCAGTAGGACCAGGCGGCCCGCTAGGCCCAGGGGGGCCTGGCTCTCCCTGATCACCCTCGCCAACCAGGAACGTGGCGGGTCCAGCCGGACCCTGTGCCCCCGTACCTCCACCCCCGCCCCCAGTGCCGACGGGGACCTCGATCATCTCCCGGCCGTCGGCGTCGTACTTGGTCACTCTACACCACCAGTAACAGTGTAATCGACCGACAGGGCGTTGGTGGTCTGGGCCTCTAGGAGATCTCCGGCGCTGAGCGAGTAAGCGTCGTCTTTTCCGAATAGCCGGTAGGACTGCTGTGGATCGAGAACAAACTGGCGGACGCGCCTGGAGGTGCCGTCAACGAGCCTGTTCACATAGACGGCAATAGTCTCTGTAGAAACCCCGACATTATGGAAGGTAACAGCCTTGATATAGCTGATGTTGCCTGATGTATATATCGTCGCCTTGGACGTTGCCAACTGTCCCGATGCCAGTGATCCAGCGAGAATCGCCATCTACCACCCAAGCCACGCTAGGCGGTCGTCCAGGAAGTTGTTGATGATCGTGGTCCCACCACCGCCCCCGCCGCCACCACCACCTCCGCCTCCGACGAACTGGCTGGAGTTGATGGTCGTCCCACCAGACTGAGCCATGAGGGACGGGCCGCCGCCAGTCTTGGTAGAGACAGTCTGCGGAGCTGTTGAAACTCCGAAGTCAACCGACATTCCTGATCCGAGGCGGATGTCCAGTTCTCCGTTGGCGTTGATGAATAGCGGCGACCGGGAGTTGACGTTCAGAGCTGTCCGGCCAGACTTGTCCAGTGTCAGTCCATGGCCAATGTCAGATCCGGTGGCCTGGCCAGCCGCACCACGACGCAGGCGCGAATCCATCCCCGGAGAATCGGGAACACGGAACCTGGCAGCGCGGTTGCCTCTGTTGAACTCGTTAGCCATCAGGAGATCGCCCCCTTCCTACCCATCGGAACAGCCTGCATCTGGATGTCCTCGTACGACCAGCGAGCGTTTCCATCAGCCAGACCAAGCCTAATGAAACTAACGGCACCGCGCACGCGCGCAAGAATAGTCGGGTTGCGACCAGGAACGAGCTTCCCATGGGAGAGTGGGCTGCCCTTGTCATCAGCGGTCTTTGAGCCGTAGAGGTACCAGTTCGGTCCTGATTGCTCGGTGGCCATAACGGTGTCGATGTCTGTGAACATCCACTCCGAGTTGCTGCCCTTAGGCATCAGGGGTCCGATGGTGACGAAGCTGTCTATGGGCATTCCATCGTCACTCGTGGCCTGGGACGACCACTGACGGACGAACCCGTCCTCTCCGCCAACCAGGAGCTTGCGGTCATCCGGGTCGTCGGCGTCGTACAGCATCGCCGCCGTAGGCTGTACGCCTGTGTTGAAGACGGATCCAAACGTGTCCTCGTGCCAAGCGTCGGTGCCGCGCTCCCAGAACCAGTGAGTCTGATAGACACCACCATTGCCGTACGGGATCTGGAAGACGTGCAGACCGTCGTCGTCCGTGTTCCACACCAGCTCCAGGCGGTAATGCTCGAAGTCGACTTGTCGGATCCTGTTGCTGATTCTGTTCCTGGATAGTCCTCGCGGCGCTCCGCTCGGAGACAGCCTGTAGATCTCTCCACGGTTGTCAGCAAAGTACAGCATCCCGTCCGGGTCCTGCGCCCACGCGCGTCCGAAGGCCATGCCGATGGTGCTAGAGATCTGATCGAACCTGCCACCAGCCTTGGGATCTCCAGACATCTTGTAGATGCTGTGATCACCTCCGATGATCAGGATGTCGTTGCTGTACGCGATCAGTGACGTAATGATGTCCGGGGCCTGACCAGCCTGCGACGATGATCCGGCGACGGCATCGGTCTCAGTGTCCGTGAGCGGGAATAGATCCCACCCGAACGGGTTGCCGTGCTGCGACATCGACCAGAAGTGCGCGTTGTCAGCAGAGCGGGCCAAAACCAGCCGGCCATTCCACTGCGTCATCAACTTGCAGCGAGGTTGGATCAGGCCTGACGTTGTCGACTTGAACGGCTTGAGCAGCCGCGTCTTCCCATCGTAGTAGAGATAACTCTTTCCATCGGTGAAGAAGACATTCCCGTACATCTGAACGGCGTCGATGTAGTCGGCAGAAGGGTCCAGCTGACCACCAACGACGGGCGTGACGGACGAACTTGTGACGATGCTGATGTTCCCGTCGCACACAGCCAGGATGTCCGACTGGCGCTGCGTTCCTGATTCGAGAATCACATCGACAGTCCGGAACTTGAAGAGCGCCTGCTTGCCTGTGTCTCCTGGATCAACCTTAGCGCCGAGGTAGAAGAACTCTCCGTGCTGGATAGTGTCGTCTGGACTGAAGTCCGGATGGTTTGGATCGGCCTGGATCGAGTAGCAGTCGTTCGTGAACGGAAGACTGGAGATCCGGACAAACTCCCGCGCGAACCCGGCGCTGCTGGCCTTCCGGTACCCGACAGCAGAGACGTTGCTGTAGACCCCTGTTCCACCGAAGGAGATAGGGACGTACAGGTTGTCGAACCCATCCGTGTCCAGGCGCGGGCGTTGGTATCCAAAGCCCGTGCTGTCGAACGGATCAGGAACAGTGTTCAGAATCCACGGATCACCGGTAGGGCTGGTAGGAACCGCCCCCCCATCAGCCACCTTCCTGATGTCGACGATGTCTGCCGGACTAACTGCGGGCCTACCAGCGGACGCGGGCACGCGGGGGCCGACGGAATAGATATCTCCATCGGAGTTGACCCTACAGGCATAGCCAACCCCACCAAACCCAGGAAGGACGAGCGTCGGCGGCGTAGCCTGCCAGAACTGACCACGCCCAGTGGTCAGCGCCCAGATCAGCCTTCCTGACGTAGCCGACCATTTTGTTAGTGACCCGAACTTGCTTTGCAGGAGCAGAAACTCTGATACCTGTCCCTGCGTATTGCCATTTGCAGATGGGGGACCACCGCGCGAGTTGTTTGTCTTTTGAAGGGTGAAGGAATGTGGATACCACCCATGCGAGGTACCGGCTCCATTGATCGTCGTGGCTGTCGTTCCTGCTGTCCATGTGATGGCACCGCTGCTAGTAAGCGTGATTGGGTTGGCGTAAGGGGATATTGACTTTATCGCCATCCAGACTGTGTTGCTGGCTGACTCGAACGGAGCCATCGCCTGGAAGGTTGGATGCTTGACCGTGCGCTGGTCGTAGTCGACACCGGGCTGGCCGATCTTGTTGATCGCGTAGTAGAGATTGGTAGCCGTCAGCCTGAAGCTGACGGTGGAGATGTGAACCTCGTTCGCGGCGCTCAGCGCCCCGCTTCTGAATGTGTACTGAACACCGTCGATGGTCTGCGTATCTCCGTTGCTTGGGTTGGTGGTCATCGAGAACCACCCAGCCTGGCCGGTCGGGAATTCGTGGGCGACTCCCCACTTATGCGCCAGGTACCCCTCGATCCGGTCGACTTCCGTGTCGCTGTCGGGCGTCCATACGCTGTCGGGGAAACTGGGCTCTGTCACCAGGCGCTGCTGGAAGCCGTTCTGGTCGTACCAGTCCGACAGGACGATCATCTCCGCGAACTCTCCGGCGAACCTGGAGTGCCCAGAGGTGCCGAGGTTAGCCAAGCCCAGAGTCACCGGAAGCGTGGTGAAGAAGGGAATTGACTGCCACCTGTCCACCGGGTGACCGTTGATCCTCATGAGCGACCTGGAAGCGGATCCAGCCTGATCGTGAACCCCTCCATCGCAGATCCATGTGATGATCGCCACCCCAGATCCAGAGAGAGGACCAGGGGAGACGCGCGCGGGATTCGCCGTGATGTCCGGACCAATGGCGGAGGGTGTGGACTGGCCACCATCCGATGCACGGCCAAACAGCTCGTACAGGTGGACGGACCCCGGCATCGGGATAGACCCGGGAAGGGTGTCGTCGGGGCGGCGGTTGATCGCCAGCATTCGACTCTGCGTGTTCGCGCCCGGGACGTTCAGGGAGAGGAGCCCGCGAACTGCGTCATCGATCCCGCACTTTACCACCATGAAAATGGCGAACTGCGCGCCCTTGTACGTGGGGACGGGAGAGAGCTGTTCCGCCCTGTAGGCCCTGTCCGCGCTGGACGCCCCCTCACCGAGCATTGAACGGCCAGGAGTCGTGGCGGTGTAGCTCTCCCCCGTGAAGGAGATTGTCGGCTTTCCGTTCAGCCCGACAGCTCGGTACACCGGGCCGCGTTCAGTGTTCGGAGTTGGCGGGGCAGGCGATGCACCAGCGTTGGCGTAGAAGTTCCTTCCATTACCAGACTTGTCTCCGAGCACGATGACTTCGCCGCCGTCGTCACCAGATCCATCTGTCCTGGGAAGGATCGAGAGCGTGCTGCGATCAGATGTGTCGAACCAGGACCAGATCCGTTTCTTCGATTGGTTCAGGTCCTTGGGAGTGAAGTCGATGGAGCTGACGGTGGTGAGCGGGGAACTGGGATCAAGCCCTCGCAGCGGGTTCACGTCAGAAGCCACAAAGACAGAGTCGTCCTTTGGTGACACGTCCAGATCGTTGCCGGGACTCGGGACCTCCCATTCTGCCTGTTGCCCGGGAGCCTCGGTGTCGACGAACCCGTAGGTCCTAACGTACGACCGGTTGCGATCAGGAAAGTTCAGAAGCGCATAGAGCACTCCATCCTTCAGCCTGACGCGCTCGATGAATCCGCCCGGCTCGATCTGCCAGAGCATCTCCGTGCCGTTATCGTCGAGCTGGCGATAAGCCCACATCGCAGCCGTCGTAGAGTCTCCACCAGCCGACACGCCCGCATAGACGGTGCCAGTCTCCGTGTCCACTTCGAGCGCACGGATGATGTGGTCGATATCTGAAGCTGGGAGAGAGACACGCCAGAGCTTCGTCCCCTCCGAGTTGTACTTGACGACGCCGACGTTCCCGTCGACCACGTAGACGTTCGACTGCTTGTCCCTGGCGATGGCCCTCACGTCCGATCCGGACGGAGTTGACATGGCGAAGTCAGTCGTAGAGTTATTGCCCAGGTCCGTGTAGGTCTGCTTCTGTGCGTCAACGATCGACTGCGTCAGAAGACGCACGTTGGTCAGGCCTACAGGCAGAGAGGCCAGTTTGACCATCCCTGCCCGCTGCCCACCACGCAGGCGCTTGGTGATAGGGTCCATCACCCGCTCGTTCTGGGCCTCCCTAGTCGTCAGGGGCGGTTGGTCAAGATTGGCTAGCGAGTCAGAGAGGCCCTTTACCGGATACGGAGCAGGAAGGCGTACGCGCTTTCCCATGGCTACGTTGCCGTCGGCGGCAGGATCTGGTTCTGGAGGAGCCACTCGAAGTCGTCGTAGCCCCAGGCGGTTTGCAGAGATCCACCACGAAGAGGGCCGCGATTGGTCTGCTCGGAGGCATCAGAGCGGGCAGCGAACTGCCAATCAGGACCGCCGATCACATCCCTCAGCCTCATGGACATCGAGGCTTCGTCTTCCTTCTGGTATCCAAGAGCAACGGCCCGCAGCACCTGGATGAACAGCGGCTCCATCCAGACCGGAACTGGGATCAGGGCGCTGTCCGCGCCTTCGAGGTTCGTCCACCGCGCTCGGTAGAACATCTTGATCGTGTCGGGCTGGCTAGTCAGCGGAGTCGGGTAGATCTCGAAGCGAGGCTTGGGCACACCACTGGTGTCTGGAGCATGCGAGATGGCCACGTACAGCAGGTAGCCGGGAGACGCGAACGCCTGCGACCGATACTGCGCGATGACGTGGAAGTTCGACTGAATGACGCGAGCCGTCAGGCCGGCGACGTACTCGATGGTGACGATCTCGCCGAAGTCATCAGGAACAGGAGTCAGGTATTCCTGATTGGCAACCAGGCTCATCAACACCTGCGGGCGGATCAACCAGTTCCACGCCCGCATAGCCGTGAGTCTCTGGCCCGTCTCGTTGATGATGTAGAGCGGGTCCAGATCCTCTAGAAGCATCCCACCGAGGGCATGCTTGATGTGAGCAGAGGCGTCTTCGACGGTGAGCATAGGTGGGCGGATGGGAGGAGGAAGGAGTAGGCCCCCCACCCGCCCGAAACAGACTAGGTGATGGTGATACCGGTGAACCCGGTCCAACCATTGAAGAGCACGTCCGTGATGCCGGTGGTGACCGTGCCGAGGCAGATGCCCACGACTCGGTTATCTCCAACGGCGGCGGCCTTCAGGCAGAGGTTGGTGGTGTCGACCGCCAACTTCGTACCAGGAGTGACGGACCCCTGGCACTTCACCTTCAGGATGCCTTCGAACGCGACCTTCATGTTCTTCCCGGGGTTCGTCTGCGGGTTAGCCGCCGCACCCGTGGTGGAGGTGTCCTGAATGACACACACCGGGAACGGCGACGGAACCACGTACGAAGCGTCCGAGACGTTGATGGCCGAGTTGAAGATCGACTGACCGGCATTGCGGCCGGGGAAGACCGAGACGTTAGTCGTCGTTCCGGTAGACGGGTCGACGTAGGTCATCTGAGCCCCGCCAACGGTTCCGGCCATAGCCAGACACACAACTTCACCAGCGACTCGCGTGGTTCCGCTGCGGTTCTGGACGACGATCGACTTGACTTCAGTCGGGTTGACCCCGTCTCCGGGAGCCCCGATCGGTGCAGTGATAAAAGGCATGGTGTCTCCTTAGTAGAGGTTGGAGCCTTGGGCCGCCGAGACGCCGACGTACATGTCGACGTTCGTACCAGCCTTACCGGGAGCCACGACGCCTTGGTGCTTGCGGCTGGTGCAGAGCAGGTTCCACCAAGTCGCCATGTACTGAGCCCAGGTGTCAGGGACGTTCGGGTGCCGGATCGGCTTGTCCTTGAACATCAGGCGCTCGGTGTGGGCCACCGGGTAGAGGTAGTTGGCGTTGACGGCGTAGATCCGAGGACCGACTCCATCAAACACGGTTCCACCGTAGGTCTGCGCATTGGCCGTGTTGGCCGCGTTTCCAGCAGCGGTAACGAAGTTACCCTCGGTCGTGAGGCCAGTCTTGGCGAAGTTGCCGTAGACCGCAGCCGTCTCCAGCTTGTCCCACCTCTTCAGCGGGATGCCACGGAACTGCGGATCAGGATAAGCCGGGTCCTGAGGGCCAGCGACGTATCTGTCCTGATCGCCGCGCATGAGCGACATGATCGCTCGCTTGCCCTGGATCGTGCAGAGGAACTGCTGGTTGTTCAGGCGCTCGTCCTCCTGATAGGAGGTCAGGGTGTCGGGCTGAGCCCAGGTGATCTGCTCCCAGAGAGCATCGAGAGCACCAATCAGGTTGGCCGGGTCATCCTGAGTCGCGGACGAGTAGTTCGCGATGTTGGGATAGAACTGACCGTCGATGTTCACAGCGGTGGGATCGATGTCCTCGATCTTCGTCCAGGCCGCGCCGGGGAACCCGGAGGTCATAGACGTGTAGGGGAGGCCGTTGATCCACTCGTTGATGAACGGGAAGATCGAGTACGGGCTCGTGTGAGCCAGGGTCGTTCCTTCCATCTTCGAGGTATCAGGAACCGCAGAGAGCTGGCGTTCGAGTCCGTTCGCGACAGCAGTCTCCGAGATCACGTACTTCTCGTCCCGAAGGCGGACGAACTCTTCGAACATCGCGGCCTCGGAGCCGTAGCTGATCTTGTCGTTCAGGAGGATTTCCTGATCGTTCCAAGCCGAGTGCGCGCGCGTGTACCGCCAACGAACCACGCCTCTTTCGAGACGCTGCGGGTTGGTCGGGAAGGTCACGGATCCGGGCATCACCTCTTCGAAGGTTCCGGAGTCCCGAGGGACGAACCAGAATCGAATGTCTTCACCACCCTGAATGGGCATCCCGTTGTTCTTCCACCAACGAGACCACATGTAAGCGTGCGGGGTAGCAAAGTTGAGGACGTGCTCCGGCTTGGTGATCCGATAGAAGCCAGTGGCCTCGACGAAGTCGAGGAAGGCATCAAGGGAATTAGCCATTGACTAGTTTCAACTTTCAGCGGCCGATGACTCGCTGGGCACCACGAACATCGCCAGGATTCGCTCGAATGTGATCGAAAGCAGCCCGGTCGGGATTCGAAGTGACAGTGCGACTCATCATCCGCCCAGTGGGAGTAGATCTGGAATGGCGACGGACCTGACGTTCGTCCTGATCGCCTTGATCCTTCTCCTCCGTTTCCTCGCGCTCCAGACCGAGAACCGTGCAGGCGTCCTGCATCAGAGCCCGGAAGGCGTCCTGCGCACTGGGCATAGAGCTGTATTTCGCGCTCTTCTGTGCGTAGTAGTCCATCTGTTCCACGACTGACTCGAAGGTTCGGGGATCAACGAGCTGGGGGAACATCCCTGACAGCTCCTTCCTGGTCGTCTCCACGGCAGCCAAAGTCCCAGTGTCAGCCTTCGGAGCGGGTTGCTGCTCCGCTCCGAGCTTACTGACGATAGGAGTCAGGATGTCATTGAAAGCCTTCTCCAGGGCCGTTGCGCCTTCATCATCCAAGAGGAGCTGTTTTGCAACCGGGGCCAGAGCCGACTTCAGATCGGGAAGCTCCAACTTCTTCTGTTGGCCAGAAGTGCTGGTGTCCGTCTTGGTCGGAGTGGCCTTGGCCGTCTTGGCGAGTTCGTGCGCCGCATCATCAGCATCCAGGGCACGGGCTCGTGCCAGGCCCCTTTTCAGGACCTCCTCGCGGGACATGGTGCTGAGTTCCTTGTGTTTGAACCCTGACCGGATGAGAGCATTCTTCGCTCGATCAAACTCCGGATTGGGCTCATCCTGTGCTTCTTCAGACTCCTTGGCGGGCGGCGCAGCCTGCTTGTCGGGCTCGGCCGTGGGAAGGACAGCATCCTTCACCGCCTGGAGACCCGTCCTAGCCGCAGCTTCCTTGTCCCTGCGCTCCTTGTGCCGGTTGCCCTCGTACCAGATCTGCTCGGGACTAGCCTGGACGCGCCGAGCCGTCGACTTCATGTCGTCGCCGAGCTGCTTCGCTCCGACTCCAGGGCCTTCGTCCACCTTGGAGATGGCCTTCGTGAAGGCGGCCTGATCCTTCGCGCGCTCCTCAGTCTGGGGCTTAGTCCCAGTCGAGTTTGTCACCAAGACTTTTTGCTCGGTCAAGTGTCTTCCTCACTCCCTTTATGCCCTCTGCGCGAGGACGGCCCTTGGAATCAAACTCGTGCAACTTGCCAGCCCGCTCGGCCGCCATCTTCCCCTGGAGCCAGTGCTCCTTCTGGTTGGCAGTCTTCCGCCTGCCATTGGTCTTGTCCCTGACCTGCGCGTCTGCTTCCTTGTGGCTGGAGAAGCCATACCAGAGGGGCAGCTGGTGCGTGGTGACCCTGAAGTCAGGCTGCACGCTGACCTGCGGATTGGATGGAATCCGCCGATAGAGCCGATTCCCCACCTGGACACATCGCCCAATCTTCGGCGCGCGCCCACACGGGTAATCTCGCTCCAGAAACTGACCATCATCTGATTGAAATTCGTACGTAGGCACGGATGTATAGTGGTGTGCTAATCCCAGATGTCAAGACTGGGGTCCGCCGCCAATCGCACTCTTAGCCTTTTGGGCCGGCTTTGACTGTGCAGCCGCAGCGGTAGCTCCATTTCTCTGCTGGACCTGCTTGCCACTCTGCCCCGTAGATCCGGGCGTGGAATAGAAGATCGACTTCGGGGCAGGCTTGGGATTGGGGGTAGGAGACGGAGGTTGACCACCCTGCCCCATCAGGGCCGCAGCCTGCATTGCCAACACCTTAGTGTCCAGAATATACCTTAGCTCTTCAATGCCGGTTAGCTCGGCCTTTACATCTAGGTATTTCTGCCAGTCAACGAAGGGAGCCTGGGCCGCCGACATAGCCAGGAACTGGATCGTCTGCTCGATGATGTTCTGCTTCCGGTCGACATCCATCTCCAGGTTGCGCTCCATCGACCCAATCTCGACGCGGCAGTTCAGGAGTTCGAACTCGTCCGGGCTTTGCCCCTTCCGCAACCCACCCTTCACCTTGATCGGCCCCTGCATGGGTTGGCCGGTCTGCGGATCCTGGATCTTCCCGTCAGCCTCTGGGCCGAGGTCCAGGACTACATCCTCGTCCCGGTCGATGAAGTAGGCGACGTTCTTGAAGCACTCGGAGGTGAAGCTCTTGAACTTCGAGGTGATGTGCAGAACGCGCTTAGACGCTGCCTGTCCAGCCATGGCGTTCTCCGTGGCCGTCGCGTCTCCGGTGACGTTCCCGCGCATCGCATCCGTGATCCCCGAGATCCTGTCGAGGGTGTTCCGAGCGTCCATCTTGGCTTCGAGGTGGTTCTGGGTGATGCCGGCCATCTCCATCGAGTTCACGGCAGCCCGGACATTCGGATCGTTGATGTTGAAGACGTACTGATCCTTCCCGTTCGTGATGATCCCAGGGAGGTTCGGGTCTCCGGAAGTGATCAGGATGATCCGCTTGTACTCCTCGACGTTCTTCCTGATCGCGTTGGAGATCCGGTTCAGGTAGACCTCCTGCGATTTCGTGGCCAGGATCGACGCGAGCGGCGCAGATTCGTCCGGCACCACATAGCACCCACCGATGGTGTACGGCCCAGTTCTGGGACCGAAGTAGGGCTGGGGATCTCTCGCCCATCCGAGCTTCGAGTTCTGTCCGTCGACGACCGTGAAGAGAGAACCGTGGTAGCCCTTCTTCACTCCTGGAGACTCGTCCAGCGTCTCACCGGGAACCCAGAACTCCCAGTAGGCGATCTCCTTCCGATCAGGAGTCTTCACACCCATGCCCCTGAACTTGTTCGCGCTGGTCTGATCAGTCTCCAGCTTGTTCAGGACCTCTTCGTTCCACCCACTGTCCGGATCCTTCGCCCGCTCTAGGAGGGTGTCGACTGACTCGATCACCAGGTGGGCAGCCCACTGCCACGTCTCCGGCCCCGTAGCCGAGTGATCGGACAGGAACCGCTTTGGCGACACGCGGTGGATCGCGGGCCAGTACGGGGGATTCGCTGCGTCCTGGTATCCAGGCTTGGGCTCGCTCGTGACCAGTGCAATCGCGTAGCGGAGGCCGAAGTCCATCACGAACTTCTCGAAGGCGTGCCGTGACTGCACTTGGCGCGACCAGGCGTTGCACCCGTACGAGAGAGCCGAGGCCCTCATCTGCGCCTCCCCAGGCCGATCCGTTGTGATCCGGACACGAGGATCTCCGAGCGCCAGGTCAGCGAGCATCAGGGAGAACCACTCGAAGGCGTGGTTCTCCGGCATGTTCTTCTTGTTCTTCGACCCAGCCCTACGGAACGCAGGGCCTACGAACGCCGCGATGTCGTCCTCCCACCCTTCGAGGAGAGGATCATACCTGGCCTTGGAGTAACGAAGCTCCTCCTGAAGACCTGCGACGCTCTTGTCGATCATCTACCGCTTGTGGCCGGGAATCTCGGTCTGCGGACCGACGTATCCACCGCCACCGCCATAGCCGGGGAACCGTTCAGTCCACCAGGCCTTCGCATCCTTCTTGCCCAGATCGTCTCCCTGACTCTTCGGCTTGTCGTTGATCATGACTATCCCTTCTTCAGAACTGCGCCAATGCTGCACGGAGCGGTACCCCGCTTCGAGGATCCACCGTAGGTTCCAGCCTCATCCAGACCGGTCTCGCCGGGCTTGTTGATATCTCCGAGGGTCCCTCGGTTGGCAAATGTGTCACTCATCTTTCGGTCTCCTTATCGAACGTAACTCTTCATCTGTTGGAGTGCGGATGTGCTTGATGGACAGAATCGCCTTGTCATCCATGCAGGACTTTACCACGACATCCGCGATCAGGAGGCCGATGGTGGACGGGATGGTTAGCGAGATCTGACAGCCGAGGTTGTCGATGGCCCACTTCTGCTGATCCTCGTCCATGTCGTGGCAGTAGATCCGCCTACCGTGACGGTCCATCTGGGGAGCCTGCATAAGAGAAAACCTCTGTTCAGTCATTATCCCCCCTTATCTTCCTGATTGCCTTCTTGGACGGGCACCTGCCACTCATGGATCCAGGGTTGTGGTAGCAACCCTCCATGTACGCACGCTGCTTCTGGGACTTGTAGGGCATGGGGACTCCTAGGGGGTGTAACTCACGCCGAATCCGGCGCGGATGTACGTGTTGACGGCAGTAGAGGTGAAGCGCGTCTCGGTGTCGAAGTAGCCGAGGTCTCTCGACTGCGACCGAGCGCCGGTCGTCCCGGTGATAGTTCCGTTGGGGTTCCGCACGCTGTTTCCGAACAGGAATGCGTCAAGCGTAGGACTGAGGCCGATCGACGACATGTAATGCTCAAGATCAACGTTATCGAGAGCGGCAGAACCACCAGGGACGACAGTTCCAGCCGGGAAGGCATGCAGTTCGGGGATGCTGGCGGATCCGGAGTTCGGATCGCCCATCGCGGCGCGGAACGAGTTGACGGTGTAGGTGTTTCCGCCACCAGGAGGCGCGCCCGAATTGAACCAGCCGAGCGTGAGTGCGTCGAGCGAGAAATCCCCATTACCGCCGCGCATGGAGAAATACTTGTTCCCATGCCCTGTGAACTTCGCCGGATCGATGAAGGTCGAGGTGGCAAAGGAGAGCAACGTGTCCGCACCAAGACCACTGACGCGCGGCTGCATCAGGATGTTGTTCACGAACGTATTGCCAGTAAATAGGGCGGCCTCCGCCGTGAATCCTTCGAGGGCAGCCGTCGTGCTCGGATCGGGCGGCGAATTGATGCTCTGCCAGTCATAGACGACGTTGCCTGAGAAGATCAGGTTTGCAGCGACGCGACCGGTCAAGTCATTGCGCCGGTAATTGATCGGAGTCGGGCCATGACCGAAGCGGTTGTGCGCGATCACGTTCCCGTCGATGATGCCGCTGCTCACATTGTCGAGCGCAATCCCCCATCCACGCGCATCGTTGGGATCGGCCGAGAAGTCGTTACCGTCAAGGATGACGTTCCCGCGCGCCTCTACGGTAATCCCGGCCGGCAGCGCCACGTTATCGAAGCCGTGCGATCCCAAGCGCAGGGCAATCGTGGTGCGGACCATGAGGTTGTTATTCACCACGCCGCCAGGTCGAATCGTATCGAAGCCGGCATTTCGCGCCAGAACATTGTCCTTGAGCGTCACGCTCGTCGCATTGCTGTTGACGTAGAGCTGGTGGGCCTGTTGGAACACGCCCGTCAGCGGCCCGTCGAAGCCGTAGCCGTTCCGGTCGAAGACGTTGCCCTCGACCGTCCACCCGTCGATAAAGTCGGAATAGATCCCGTGGCAGGAACTTGGATCGAGACTCCACTGATCATGGATGACACATCGACGCACCTTGAAGTTGACGTGGTGGATCGGGTCTTCCGTGCCCTGGACAATGATTCCGGTCGAGAACTCGCGGATGCGGCAGTCCTCCACGAGTAGATTCTGCGTCGCGCCAAACCACATGATGGCTACCGGATTGCCGGAGTTGATCTGGGTGTGGTGGCCGTTGGCCCAGAACTCCAAGCCGATGATCGAGATATGGTTCGCGGGCGGAGCACCGTTGGGATCGGTCGGAGTGTGGTTGTAGATTCCGACGCCGCCGAAAGGCACATTGAAGTTGATCCCGAGCAGCGGGCGCGTCGTTCCTGATCCATAAGAACTGAGCACCATCGGTTCGCTGATCGACCGTCCGGCGCGCGACCAGTTCCCGAAGTTCTGTCCATCCCAGAAGTCGCCCTTCTTCAGGAGGATCCAATCAGGAAATCCTGTTCTGAGCAGACCAACGCCACCACCCAGTGAACTTTTAGGCGTGAGCTGGGACAGCCCGTCATTCGCATCATTCCCACCGCTAGTAGAGACGTAGACGATTCTCGTGTCGTTCGAAACGCTGGGGTTCGTCCATCCGGTGCCTGGCTTCGTCCCGACCTGCATGTTGACGTAGGTGGAGTGCGAGAGCGTCCCCTGCGTCCCCGTGATGATCAGGGAGTACAAGTTGATCGCCACGCCCCCAGTGTTGGTGACGTGGAGAGTTGTCGATGCTGTCGGAGTGAGAGATAGCGCGTCGAAGTTGAAGACCGCGCCATTCATCGCCGGGAATGCAGAGGCAGCGAGAGCCACCTGCCCAGTGAACCCAGTCCCCGCAGAGACCGTGACAGTGATGTCTTTTGTTGCGCCCACCGCGATAGCGCTAGACAGGATGTTCGTCGAGATCGTGAAGTCGGGGTGGGAGATGTCAATGCCGATCTGGGCGGTATGAACGATCGACCCGGCAGTTCCCGTTATGGTGATGGGGTAGTTTCCACCAACTACAGAATTACCGACCAGGACATGCAGCGTCGTATTGCTACCAGGGTTCAGCGGATTAGTGCCAAACGAGTATGTCAGCCCAGTGACTGGCGGGCTGGCAGACAGAGTTACCGGGGCTGCGAAGCCATTGATCGCACCGACCGTAACGGTGAAAGCTAGATTGTCACCGATGTTCCCGTTCGCAGATGACGGGGAAACACTAATCGAGAAGTCCAGAGCAGTTGTCGTGGTTTTGGTGGGCCAGTTATAGACTTCACGAATGACATATAGAGTGCCGGAGAATCCAGTCTTGATCTGATATTCTAGTCTGTACGTCCTGACTCCCTGTTCTACGTACGCTGCAAAGACATCATCACGAGACAGGTAGTGCTTGAAGTTGTATCCGACAGTGTCCTGATTCCAGATCGAACCAGTCTGTGGAGTGTCGAAGATCACATCGGCAGGTTGGATAGTCGCAGAGTAGAACGGGTCGTTTCCATTCACCTGCGGGTCGAAGATGTTCAGGATCACCTCTTCTACATCAGCCTGCTGGATGAATCCTCCGTTCGATCCAGTGATCTGCGCTAGCGTCGACCCAAAATCTGCGCCCTCGTGCTTGGCGTCTCTCGTGCGGAGGACGACTGACATCTAGAACCTCGCCGCCTGCTGGTGGCGCACTCCCGCGATGTAGGACGAAGCGATAGCGTGACGAAGTTTTGCAGTAGAGGCCACGGGTGGGATCACAGAGTTATCGTGGTAGAAGTACTCGGCAGCCATTCCGGATAGAGCCGTGAATGAAGTGATAGACGTGTAGAAGAATTCCGAGGCCTCGGCGGCCAGGTGTAGACCGACGAATCCGGAGATGAAGAAGTATTCGACCGCCACTCCGGTGTAGAGCATGTCGGAGGCGGCCAGCATGTAGAACAGCTCGGCCGAATCAGCGGTGAGGCGTAGTTTTCCAGCCATCTCATCAGGTGATCGTCAGGGCGTTCAGGCCGATCTGGAGTTCATCGAATAACTGCTTCGTCCAGGTTGCGCCGCTGGGGTGTTTCTCCCAGATCTTCTGCCTGCCCTGGTAGGAGGTCGTGTCGGTCTGGATCGGGCCGGAGTCGTAGAGCGTCGCCAGGGAAGGAGAGTACACGCATCCACGGTGGGTTCCGCCAACGGTCTGTCTGGTTGTCCAGATGTGGGAGACGCAGAAGATGGAGGCGGTAAGGGCGGGGCTCAGTTCCATCCTGAACGTGTCCCGGTCGGTGGCATCTCCATTGATGCGCCCCTTCAGGAGGAAGGTGGTGTCATTGTCGAAGGGGAGTTCTCGTAGGCAGTCGGACTGTGAGGCTCCGGGTGCGGGAGCTTGTCCGATAGCCCAGTCTGTGCCCGTCGTGTAGAGACCATCGCCATCAGTTCCTGCACGAAGCTGCACCGTTTTCTTCTTCACCAGTCCCGGCCAGTCGCCTGGATCTGTCCAGATCGCATCGGCACTACGAATAATCAGGTGGTCGATGTTGTACGCTACCTGTCCGGTGAACATCAGTCGGTCGATGGTCGTGGTCGCCCCATTCCTGGTGTCCACTGAGTTGGTGACCGATCCACCAAAAGCCACCGAGGTTAGGGCGTTGTCCTGAACGCCATCGACTTTGACCTGCACCCGTCCACTGGTATCGTCTACCAGGAACCCGCACTCGATGATGTACCACTGGTTCAGAGTGAGGGCAGTGGCGCTAGTGCCAAGGATGTTCGGTGCGCCGACGACCATCAGGTGTCGAGTTGCATCTACCTGGAGGGAGCAGTGTCTGGTTCCTCCGTTCATGAACTCGATCACCAGAGCCGGGGAACCAGGAGTTCCGGTGAGCTTGAACCGCATGTTCACCATGTAGGCGATCGCTGCGGGGAGGATCGGGGTAACGAGCGAGGAGGGGTTCTGAATCGAGAACCCATCAATATCGCTAACGACCATAGGTCCGACTGATCCTGACAGATACCACTGGAGCACGTCAGTCTGCCGGTACTTAGTACAGGCGTCTGTGAAGACGGTCGTGACTGTCATCAGGGATCCTCGTCAGTCCAGGGTTCTTCGTTGCGTTCGCTCTTCAGTCTAGCCAGTAGTAGAGACCTTGGGGTACCAAACATCCCGGAGTTACTCCAGCCTCCGTATTCCCGTTCGGCGATGACGTGTGTCTTCACCTGTCTCTTCCACACCCACATGGCGGCGTAGCGGAGCGCATCACACCCGTGATCCTCACATCGAGGATCTGTCTCTTCATTGATCCTGCCCTGATTGTCCTGGGAGAAGACGAAGAGCGGAATCTCAGTCTCCGTGGAGTAGGGCTTGGACGCGGAGACTAGAACTTCGTCTCTCTCCTGGAGGGCGTCTGCAATCAGGAGGATCCGAGGAATCCCCTTTGGATCTGGGTAGAACCCCCACCGCACGAGGTCCAGTCCAGCCAGGTCACCCTGGGTTGATCGTCTCTTATTATCAGCCGGTCTTACTATTGCCCTAAACCCCTTACGCACCAGCATATCATTCATTAGCTGGATGTTATCGTTGCGTGACGGGTCGGCGACGATGATGTCGAACGGGTGGATCTTCCAGGCCTGCATCACCCGATCGGCCCACCACTCCAGGGTCTTCTGGGTGGAGTAGTACTCCCGTGCCAGAACCATCCGCCTCTCGTGCCCCTCCCCATCAGAGACACCCCAGATCTGGAACGACCCAGGCTTGGTGAATCCCCAGTCGATGGAACCAATCCATCCCTTGATCCCCAGGGCCTCGTAGTCCCTCTGCCCCTCCTTCACAGGGCAGGGAATAACGTGGTTGATCGGGTCGAAGGATTCCCACACCGCCCCTTCAGCCGTAGTCCACTCACCCAGGTACTGACGCTGGTAGGCAACGCCCTTCAGCGCCCGGAGGATGCCCATGTATGCCTCCCCCTCCTCCGTCCACCTCTTCTTGTCCTGATCCCACAGAAGCGGATTGTCCGTATGCCTAGAGCGGAATCTGATCATCCGCCCAGACTCCACCCTCTTCATCAGCCAGTGACCCTTCGGCCCAGGATTGCAGTCCGCAATCGCCAACTGCACACCCGTCGACCAGTGTCGAAGACAGGGAAGAATGTCCTGCCACTGCTTCTCCCCCACCTCTTCCCCCTGCTGGAACACCACTACATCCCAGTCCGTCGAGTACAGCCGCTCCGGCTCCTCCAGAGACCCCAGCACCAGCGAACTCCCATTGTTGAACTCGTAACTGTGCCTGTGAATCCTGGACGGACCAGATAGACACGGGTGCCCCTTCTGGCACACCTGGCTCTCCCACATCGGGATGAACGACTCCGTCAGAGACGCACGAGTCTTCCTGACCACCAAGACCCGCACCTTCTCGTACCTGTTCAACAACCAGTACAGGAACTCGTCCACCCCCCTGGACTTCCCCGTCCCGCGCGGCCCGTCAATCAGGACTTCCTTGATCGCCTTCTTCTCCCCAGGAGCGAAGACATCAAAAAGACTCTTCACCGCCCCGCGCAGCTCGATCTCCCCAGTCGCACTCACCCAGCCAACCCACCAGGCACGTCACCACGGAGCAACACATGCTTGGGCTGCACACCCTCCATCGACTTCAACGCCTGTCCAGGTGCCCCCTCCAACCTCTCCAGGATCATCCCCATCGCCTTCATCCTGTCCGCACCAGAAGCCTTCGAGTCCAGCGCCTGCTTCAACAACACGTCCGCTAACGCCACCGCCAACTTCGGCTGCTTCCTCAGCCTCCACTTCAACGCCTCACTTATCCCCTTCGACTTCTTGACCCTACCCTCCGAACCAGACTCCCCCTTCTTGAACACCGTCCCCCTAAAACCAGGCGGCACTACCCCCTTCGGCCAACCATTCCTACCCCTCCCTACACCCTTCGCCTCCGGCAATCCCTCAGGCCACGGAGATTGGGAACTATCCTGCTCAGTCATTCGGGCATTATCCTGCCCTGATAGGCTGGGCGGAGTCAAGGCCTCTATAGCACCAGTCTCTCGAAAGAGGGGGAGGGGGGAGCGCCCCCAAGGCCTAGCTCGGTGGAACTGTCCGGAAGGTCAAAAAAAAAGCCCCTGCATGGAGCATGGTCCATGCAAGGGCAATGTAAGGCGCTGGGGCCTTGGACGGGTCATTCCCGACGCGCGCGGCGGAGTGTGCCGATCGAGAGGACGACCTTGACGTTGACGCCATCAGCCATCCGGTTCTCGGCATCGACGCAGGGGAAGCTCCGACGTCCATCGGTCAGGAAGACGGCCGGAGGATCTCCCGATCCGACGGCCGGCGCAGACCACGGGACGAAGAGCGTAATTCCCTTCCGGTCAGCATCCAGGATGGTCGGCCGGAGGAGGGCGGCTTCGGGATCCCGGTCTTCGGCCAGTCTGTAGAGGTTCTCGGCCATTCCGGAGGGCTTGTGAGCCTTGGGAGCGGCCTTTTGGGCTCTTTCGGTCACCTTGAGGCCTTGGAGGGCTTGAGCGGCGCGGTCCGTTTCTTCGTCGGCTTCGGACAGGGCTTCCGTTTCCTCGGCTTCTCTGGCCTTGGCCTTCGCGGCGTTCACGAGTGCGGAGATTCCGCTCCCGACCGGCTTCAGTTTTTCAATCTTGGACATGGTTCAAACTCCAATCCACCGGAGGGCTGAAAAGGCGATGCGCGGATCGGTGGTTTCTCCGCGTTGCCATGCCCCTATTCTACTCGACCGCCAGCCTATTGTCAACCTATCGGCTCGGATTGTCGGTCATGTATGCACTGAGTGTCCAGCTCTGAGTCAGTGCTTCCCCGATCAAGGGCAAGGCGCACGTTCAAGGCGATGCCGACGCGGTCAAGGCATGCTCACTTCTTCAATGCCCTCTGGATGGCCTTCTTCCATTCGTGGGGAGTGCTTAGAAGGGCGTGCGAGCGCGAGCCGCTCCACACCTTGCCATCCTTGTCCATGCACCACACATCGCTCACTTCGCGCAGGGCGGGCGCGACTTCATCCCCATGGGCCATGCTGGAGCGGGCGCGGGCGCGCAAGGCCCGATTGGCATGCCGCTTGTCCTGCTTCTCGCTCCGGGCGGTGGTGATCCCATGGATGGGCGTCTTCTTCCGCGACCTGCTCATGATGCCTCCATGCATGCCCTGGCCAGCCCCACGCACTGGGCCTGCACCTCTTCCTGCGTCCAGTAGCGCCCTTGCCCGCCCCGAATGGCGGGGTACTTCGCGTCGATCGCGGGGCACACGTCGAAGGCATGTCCAAAGTCCGCACCGAGCCACCACGCATGCTCTGGCTCGCCCGGATCAGGAACATGGCAGATCCCATCCACCGGATCCCCGTCGCACTGCGCACTGTACGTCAACCCTCCATGGCACCCCACGTCGATGTCCTGGTAGAGCTTCCCGTGCCATGCGTGCCCAGCAGGAACACCCACGTACATGCACCACACCCCAAACTGGTTCCTCTTCAAGAGACACGGCAGACCATGAGCCTTGAACTCCACCCTGTCCGCCTCGCTCTGCCACGGCCCTTCTCCCCACTCCGCCTTGTCCATCTTCATCCCTCTTTATCCATCCCTGCGCAATGGCGCAGATACGAGTCCTGAACGGCGTTCAACATCGTGATTGCCTCGCCGATGTGGTTCATACACGTCGATGTGTACTTGATCCCTTCATCCGTGTAGAGCTTGAAACAGATATGACTCGGCTCTTTACAGCCGGTCTTTACACTACAGATTTCACCGTGGTGCTCCATCCCCATGCCCATTCCCTCCGGCACCTTCATGCCTTCTCCTTCTGTTCTCCGCGCAGGGCGGCCTTGATTCCGGCCGCGATCAACAGTTCAGCGCTACTAGGGTCCTCGGCGATCATCCCCACGAGGTCGGACTCCTGCATTCCATACGTCACGAGGAAGCTGGCGAGGATTGCGGCCGTATCCATCGCGCTCGTCTCCGGCGGCTTCGGGTTGGTCATGTGATCCTCACTCCCAGCTGCGCCGCTACATGGCGCAACACCATCCTCACGTCCTGACCGGATAGACCACCCAGAGCCCGCTGGATCACTCCAGCTGCACTCACACGAGCCATGGCTCTGTCCGCGTCCTCCGTGCTCGTGCCCTTGCCCTGGAGCGTCCTGATCGCCCTGGCAGCCATCTCCCTGTCCGCCTCACCTCCATGCGTTGCCATCACTCCTCCTTCCGATCCGGAATCGGACCCTCCGTGTACCCACCCGCAATCTCCTTCACCACTCCATGAGCATCGAAGAAGTCCCCCCGGCCAACGAGGTTCGCCACCTTCATCAAAAGCCCAATGCGGGCGAGCAGATGCTCCTTGTTCGTCCCATTCGTCTTCAGGCCAGCCGCCTTGCACAGCTGGTCAATGTCCTCCATCAACAGGAACGTGGATCTGAACCAGAACGGACCATCCTTCCCGCGCTTGCAGGATATGTCCCACAGCTCCGCCCACTTCTCCGCAGGCCAAGCATGACAGCCCGCATACGCCGATCCGTCACCCCGATCAGGAACACTCACCATGGCTACCACTCCTTCCTGGGCTTCTGCCCTGCACGAGAGAAGTCCGCAGACCTGCGACCACTGGCCTCCAAGAGCTTGGGGAAGAGTTCCATGAACCCGAACTTCATCAGGAATGCCGCATTCGAGCCGACCGCGAACATGGCCTTCTTGCCCTCCTCGCTCTCGATGTCCGTGCATGCTTCCAGAGCGTCCATCGCCTCCCTCGTCATCAACTGCACGAATCCCAGAACGTCCATGCACTCCTGATCCGTGAGCGACGGGATCTCGCCACTCTGGAACATGCGTGTGATCTCTTCACATCGCGCACGCTTCGCCTCTTGTTCCTTCTCCATGTGACCTCCAGTGAAAATGAGAAATGGTCCGCCATGCGCACCGACCTCAAGAGAGGTCACGATCTTGCGATCTGCACACACAGCGGACCAAGGACAGTGATCTAGTGATGTGACTCGTGCTGTTCCCGAACGGCCTCCGCGTGCTTGTCCGCCGCGTCCGCCTTGGCCAGATCGGCCTTGAGCTTCTTGGCGATCTGATGGGGAACTGCGCCTGAGTGCTTCAGCCTCCGCTCCAGATCCCTGATCTCGCCCTTGAGCAACTCGTTCTCCGCCTTCAGGGCTTCGCCAGCCTCCGCTGCATGCTCCATCGCAGGAATCTGCGCTTTCATCGCGCTTTCCAACTCCCCGACACGTCCACGGAGCTTGAACAACTCGCCCATGATTAGCCCGGCATTGATCGAATCGCAGTCTGCACGCTTCTTGGCGTCCTGATCCTCGATCCTCTCCGAATTGCCCTGAATCCAAAGCGCCACTGCCTCTGCACGCTCCTCGAACACGAGCAGTTCCAGGGCATTCGTCTTGAGCGCCGAGCCTTCGTCGTCCCTGTCGAACTTGTTGTCCTCTTGCAGCAGTTCATTCAATCTCGCCGTGAGCCTGATTCGATTCGCCGGGACTTTCCTATCCGGTGTACTGAACATGTGACCTCAACCTTTCATTGCCATGTGAATTAGAAGAATCAGAACGAGCCACCAAAGAAGGCAGCACGCACCAATCAGGAACCAAACCCTGAAGTACATCGACCCCATGGCTACTCGTCCTTGGGCATCTCCATTTCGATCAGCCGGAACAGCCCCTTCACGTTCTCCATGGCTGATTGTCAGCCCTGAAATGCCCGATGATCGACGTTGCGCTCAGAAGCCGTTCGCCACGGCCATTGAAATTGGGGCCAGATGCCCCGTACTTGATATACTTCACTTCTTGACCTCCATTGTTAGTGGCATGATTGCCTACCGATTGCAGACCCAATATCTGCGTCGGCGACAAGGATTATACCCAGCCGGCCCGCCGATTGTCAAGCGATTTTCCTAAGTCGTTTTGCCGTCCGGGCTTACGGTTTAGGTCTTGTCAATCGGGATACTCGATCGGTATAATCATCGGCTCGAACCGAAGCATTACTGTCTAGTTTTGCCAGTCGTGCTTAGGTAGGTCCATTACTGTCGAGTTACATACCCTATGTCACCCACCAAGATCAAGAAGCAGAGGCAAAAGGAGAGGTCAAGAGTGTCCAAACCCAAAGAAGAATCCATGGCCGTCCAGGTCATGCCTGAAGTCACCCATACCATGCCCGCCCTGGACCACGAGGCCATGCAGGCCATGTTCATGGCCAAGGTCAAGGAGACCGTCGAAGAGGTCATCGGCCCTCAGGCTCCCTCCGAGCGCATCACCCGTGAAGCCGAGATCTTCGCCAGGGAGACTCGCTCCATGATCCTGACCGCCGTGGAAGGCGCGTATCAGGACGCCAACGAGAAGCTGAACCAGGCAGCCACGAAACGTGCCCATGCCTTCAAGGCCCTGACCAAGAAAGTCGCCACCGCCCAGATCGCCGCGCTCCTCGAAGAAGCCAAGGATAAGCGCATGTTCATGGGCAGCGTCGAGGACCGTGCCTTCGTCACGGAAGCAATCCGCGATGTCGTCAAGGGCCTCTGCCCCGAGGACCTCGGCCACATCTCCAGGCTCCCTGGACCCAGCACGATCACACCGGATCCGCTCTGGGATGCGTCCCTCTCCCCCGGTGTCACAGACTTCCTGGCGGTGTGGAAGAGACATGGACCTCGCTCCTGCATCGTCACCGGCCCGTCTGGCTGCGGCAAGACGCACCCCATCCGCCAATGGGCTCGCGGACTGGGCCTGCAAGTCTGGATCATCCAAGGGGGAGAGGGATGCGCCACGAGGCGTGAAGCGGTCGGGGGATACACCCTGAACCAACGCGAGGGAGCCTCCGTCATGGAGCGACAGGTCGGCATCGCAGCCTCCGCCGCCATCCAGGGTGGACTGCTCCTGATCGACGAGTACGACAAGATCGACCCCTTCGTCCTCGGCCAGCTGAACGACCTGATCGACAACGGAGGGCTCATGATGCCCTGGGGAGAGTTCATCGTCCCCCATCAGGACTTCCGCGTCGCCATGACAGGTAACGGCCTGTCGGACGACTCAGGGGCCTACGTCACGCACCAGACCTCCTCCGAACTCCCCATGCGGTGCTGGGGCTGCCACGCACACTGGCCCAATCAGGAAACCGAGGCTCAGTGGCTCGTCAAGGCCGGTGCGGACGAAACCACCGCTGCCCGTGTCGCCAGCACGTCTTCGGCAATTCGTGCAACTTCCGTCCGCCCCGCCCCCAGCCTGCGCACGTCGCTGTTCGTTATCAACGCGCTCAAGGCCATGTCGTGGAAGGACGCCTGGGTGTCCTCTTACCTGTACCAATTCAACAAGGACGCCGCGAAGGAGGCCGCAGATGTCATCGGAACAGCAGAAGGCAAGAAGAAAAAGGCTTGATGCCTGCGAGAAGATCAGGTCTGTGCTTCTTCTGGAAGAACACCACTCCAGGACCATCGCCATGGGGATCGCCGCTCGACTCATGGAGATCTCCCACGTCGCCCCGACGGAGGCTTGCAGCAACACTCCAGCCTCCAAGCTCTCTGGCGAAGCGGCCCAGCTGACCGGGGCCATGCACTCGATCGTCAACTCAGCTGGACCCACGCTGAAGCAGGCCGCAAGGGACGCGGGGATGTCCCTGAGCCAACTGAACCTCGACCTGAGAAATTCCTACTACGCCCTGAGCGCAGCTTCAATTCGGCCTGTCGATGCCGTCACGTCCATGCGGGCCGTTCTGAAGTTCGTCCTTGACCTGGAACGTGATCGACCCAAGGGGCCAGCCGGCCCAGCCGCTCCGCAACAGGCCGAAGGTGAGCCCCAGTTCACCATGGGCCAGGGCAAGATGTCGTCCGGCATGCCCGTCGAAGGCGCGGGCAATTACAGAGACTGGACCATCATCTCGGAGGAGATCTTCGATTCCAGGTTCGCCTCGTGGTGGGACCAGCGCGTCAGCAAGAGGACGATGAACGTCAATGCCAATGCCCAGCTGACCCGAGCATTGACAGCAACGAAGCGTTCACGGGTCGTCCGACACCCCGACGGTGACAGCCTGGACTTCGAGGCCCTTCCTGATCTTGGTGCAAGGGTTCCTGACCCCAACCCCTTCGCCAAGGCCATGAACAAAGCGGTGACGCCGAATCTTCTCATCCTGATCGACCAGTCCGGGTCGATGTCTACTTCAGGCGGCGGGGACCCATGGTCGCGGATGCAGCATGCCAATGCAGCCGCGACCATGATCGCCAAGTCCGCTGTCCAGGCTCGATGCCCGTTTGCCGTCGTCCCTTACGAGGAGGACGCACACTACGCTGCGGCAGTAACCTGGAAGCCGGGCAAGCCTGTCCCGAAGTTCCCGATTGCGTTCGATGCCCGTGGAGGCAACGACCTCATGGGGGCCACTCTCCAGGCGGCGCACTGGTACTTCAAAGGTCCGCGAGACAGAGAGAGGCGCATCTGCATCTCGATCTGCGACGGCGACATGACTGCAACTGGGTACATGCGTGGCTACGACAGGCACTCGCACATCAAGTCGAAGCGTAGACCCTACAACAGTCAAATCGGGAAGAGCCCTGGATGGATTATCAATTCCGCCGTCGAGGACATGCGTGATCTGCCCATGATGCTCGGAGTCGAGGCACACGCAATCTCAGTGGCGGTCAGTCAGACCCACTGGGAGAGGTGCGTTAGCGCCGGCCGCGACCCGCATAGACCCGAAGACAATCTCTTCGGCCACATCATTGGAGCATTCGCGTCGGTCAGGAATGTGGAGACGGCAGAGCGCCTGCCGCTGGAGATGTCCAGGCTGGCGGCAGAGATCCTTCAACCAACGAGATAGGAGCAAGACCCATGGCAAAGAAGAAAGCGTCAATCAGAGAGTTCGGCATCAGGGTGTTCTTCACCGACGCCCTGTGGAAGGAGATGGATAAGTGGCACCAGGAGCATTTCCCGGACAAGACCTGCGACGAGATGACCAGAACCAGCTACGGGCTCGCCATGTTCTCCGCGCTGTTCCACGGCATCGACAGGGAGATGCTCGGCGAGGTTGGCAAAGCAGCCGCAGCCGGGGCCTATCAGCACCCAGGTAGCGTGCCGGCTGTCCTGATCCAGGGCGACACTCCGTTCGGGGAGATGAGCCTGAACATGCTACCGACCATGAACGCGGTCATCATCTCTCCGTCGTCCGAGTCCAACGGCAGCGTGCAAGAGGCAATCTCCAGTGTCAACGAGATCGTCAAGTCGGGAAAGACGCCGACCAGCTACACGGTTTCATCGTCAGAGAAGATCGCTCCGAGCGCCGTGTCCGAGGCTGCCTATAAGGCCAAGTCGCAGATGTCGAAAGACGCCCTGAACAGCCTCTTGTCCATGATGGGCGGCAAGCCAGCGGAGAAGAAGCCCGAGGAGGAGAAAAAGTCCAGGTTCGACCCGTTCGGATTCAACAAGAACTAACCAGCCGCCACTCCATGATGGGACGTGGCGGCGGCGGCTGGCGACATGGGTAGCTGCCACGTCCCGATCAATACACACTAGGAGGTCATGTGAATTTCACAGTTAGCATTACACGACACAGGCTCGTCGAGAAGCTGAAGGAGCAGGCGGGATTGTTCCGCCTTGCTGCGACCGAGTGGCACGATCGGTCCACCGCGCACAAGATCTCTGGCGACTTGAACCAAGTGCATTGCAGGGATCGAGCGCGACAGCTGCGGACGGCGGCGCAGGAGATGCTGTTCATCGCCGACTGCGCCGGCAAAGGCCCGTTCAAGCTGCCGATTGAGCAGGCAAGGCAGATGCACCTGCTCGACGACCCGTACATGTACGGCGTCCATCCGATGCCGCAGATCCTCGGCGAGAATGGACAGCCCGTGTCCGACAAGTCGCTTCAGGCCGAGTCGAACGACGACGACGATGAAGAAGGACCGGAGGTGGAGCTTTAGCCATGAATGAATCAGCCAAGGTCCTTGCAGCCACGGCTCTGCTTTACCCCTGGTCTGCCGGCTCCATCGTCGAGGCTTTGGATGGGGCAAGCTCGGGGTCCGAGTTCGTCGATGCGGTGCTGGCGGCGGTCGTCGAGCTTGGATCTGGGGCGGATCTGCAATCCGTCTCGCTCCACCCGAAGGTCCGGTGTCGCATGTCCACGCTGCTGGAATTGCAGATCGCATCGTCCACTCCGAACGATGCCCTGATCCATGCGAAGAGGGTGAAGGCGAGGTCGCAGGCGAGGCAGGTTGCCGATGGAATCTCCAAGGCCAAGGCCCTGCTGGACGAAGCGGCCAAGGCACCCACTGTCGAGGCCGTGCATCTCGCCATGGGAGAGGCCGAGCGGATCGCACTGGAGACGCTACGCCAAGTTCAAGGCCAAGGCGCACTCACGCTCAAGGTCGAGGCCGAGGAGATCGCAGCCTCGATCAAGGAGGGCAAGCTGGCGGCGGCCCCACGGTCCACTGGGGTCAGGGATCTGGACTCTCTCCTGAGCGGGGGGACTAGGGCTGGCGAGCTGATGCTGATTGCCGCCCGGCCTGCGGTGGGCAAGACCACGCTGCTGATGCAGGTGGCTGCGCTGACCGCCATCGCTGGCGGCTCGACCATGGTGTTCTCCATGGAGATGCACCGCTCGTCACTCGTCGAGAGGATGGCGAGCCAGCTCAGCGGTGTCCCTCACCAGCACATCCGCGCAAGGAACATGTCGGCCACAGACAAGGCAAGCGTCCAGCGTGCCTTGGATAGCATCGGCTCGATCCCGCTCTACGTGGACCACGGATCCATCCAGACTCCTGCGAGCATCCGATCTGCGGCAAGGCGGGCGGCGCACAAGGGGGTGTCCATGATCCTGGTGGACTACATCCAGCTGGTGCGCTGCTCCAAGAAGGACAGGACCAGGGCGGAGGAGGTGGGAGAGATCACCTCGGAGCTGAAGTCCATCGCCATGGAGCTGGACATACCTGTGATCGCAGCCTCCCAGCTCTCAAGGGCAGGCGACACGCAAGGCGAGGAGCGACCGGGGCTCCGTCACCTTAGAGACTCTGGCTGCCTGGAACAGGACGCCGACATCGTGGTCCTGCTGCACCGAACCGGACAGCAAGGTGGGATGTACAACCCGACTGTAGAAGCCATCGTAGCAAAGAACCGCAATGGCCCTACAGGCATGGCTAAGATCATACACCAAGCGGAGTTGTGTAGATTCGTAGATTTCCCGATTGAAGTGTAAGTGGATAGGCAATACAACCTGCAAGCCGAGGCAATCTCGGCCGCACATACCAAGGAGAAGGACATGAAAGAACCCGAAATGAGCGTGGAAGAGATCACCCCGGCATACGCCGCACAGGTGCTCGCCACGATGAACGACACGAACTTCCGCAAGATCTCCCGGACCTACGTTGACCTCCTGACCACGTCGATCAGGAAGAACAACTGGGACATGAACGGCGAGCCGATCATCTTCGACACCGACGGCAGCCTGATCGACGGACAGCATCGGATGGCTGCGGTTATCCAGGCCAAGAAGAGCATCCGTTCCGTGGTCATCCGTGGCGTCGCGCCCTCTGCGGCGGTGACGATCGACCTCGGCAAGCGCAGGGGTACGTCCTGCCACCTGACTGCTCTTGGCTACGCTTCCGCCAATCAGCTGGCCTGCGTGGCGGGGATCTGGATGAGCTACCTCGACGGTGAGCGTGGCAAGCAGCTGCTCTACAACAGGTGGGGCACCAAGGAGATCGTCCAGTTCATCAAGAAGGACGGGCATGCCGAGCGGATCCTTGACATCCTCAATCAAGTTCAATCCGCTGGTAAGTTCTCCTCGATCTCCGTCCTCACCGGAGCGACCGTGATTGCTCAGGAGCACTACCCGCCCGGCAAGGCCCTGGAGTTCGCCAATCAGGTGGCCAAGCAGGACTTCCCGCGTGGATCCCCGGCCGCACTCCTGGTCAAGAGGCTGGTGGACGAGAAGTCCAAGACCCTCGAAGGCCGGATGCAGCGGTGGTTGCAGATGGTCCTGATGGGGCGAGCCATCAAGGCTCACTGTGAGGGAACGACCCTGGCCAAGCTCCAGGCAGGGAAGATCGGGCACGCCGTGTTCCCGAGCATGGGCGATGAGGCCCGGGCCGCTTGATCCTGATTGGTGCTAGAGTGGTGTCAGTCCGACTGGGCTGGCCCACTCCTACGCCCCACGGTTGGGCCATCCCCGACATGTCAGACGCCGTGGGGCACTTCGAAAAGCCGAGGATCCGTGAAACGGGGGACAGCCTGGGGAGGCTGCACGTCGTGGAGCACAGGTCCTCGGCCCCTATCGCCGGGTGGAGCAGCAGGCAGCTCGCCAGCCTCATAAGCTGGAGGTCGCTGGTTCGAATCCAGCCCCGGCTACACGTCACCGTAGCTCAAGAACAAGAGCGCGGCTGGTGGGC